AGTAGATCTCAACATAGCTGGTAAATTTGGACCAATTTTAACACCACCCCAAACTTCATTAATCCATATCCAATCTATATGTTCACCTTCTATTAAATTATCTTTTCTTTTTTGTTTGAATATAGAAGTATCATATACACCTTTCTTAGTAAGTTTAAATGTTTCATCTACTATTTCTTGTGTAATATCACCGTCTTTTTCTATTTTAGTTAGGTGACCTATTCTTCTTTGTGTCTTCCAATATATTGTAGATACACGCATAAGATTTCCTTCTCCCCACATCTGTACATCTTCACCTTCATCTAATATCTGACTTAATATATCTCCACCTCTTGCGGGGTCATCCCAATAATTAGATGTGAATTGTCTATATGCTAAACCTGGCATCTGAGTATTCCACTCATGAGATCTGGTAGCATCATAATATGCACCATCATTTTGATAACCATTTACTTGATATTGTGCAGAACGTGCAGGATATATTTTTTGTAATGATTTAAGTTGTTTCTCATCCATTAAATATCCATATCTATCAACAACATCTGCAACAGTCATTAAATCAACCTTACCACAATAATTTGAATCAGCAATATATCTTTGATCAGGAGATTTTTGATAGAAAGTTAAAATTGGATTCCATAATTCTACATCATAGTCATCTTCTAACATACGGAAATGCCAAAATTCTCTATCTGCAATTAACATATCTCTAAAGCCTCTCTCTTCAAGCTCTTGCATTTTGAATCTTTCTTCATCTACATTTAGTTGATGAGATGCCCATTCTTCAACCATGCTTCTGTAAGACTTGCTAAAAAAGTCTTCTATTTCTGGTAATGACTTAAGACCCTGTGGAGATAAACTTTGTTTTGCTTCTTCTGATGAAGGGTCCATTCCCATCATCACCATTTTCTGAACTAACTTTGATTCTGCATCTGCTAACAATGCTTCTTCAACTTGAATTCTTTTTTGTTCTAACATCTCATTATAAGATGTATCATCTACGGCTCTAAATTGTACTTTAGTATATCTTTTAGCAAATTCACCAGTAAGAACATTAATTACATTAGGGACAATTGGATAAAATTTTAATTCTAAAGCTGAATCATTTTCTTGAGTTAATACATCCATCAACTCTTTATACTCATTATCTGGTTCAACAATATAATCTGTTTTATCAATTATACCTTTTGCTAATTTATAATTTTTAAGAAGTCTTCTAGAATTCATACGTAAGAACTCTATTCCTTGTAGTTCTAACCAATCAAGATTCCATGCAGCCCAATCATCAGTTTTTTTAGAATAAGGTAAAAATTGTACCGGCTGTGTTAAGCTAGAAAAAGTTGGTCCACTTTCAGCAGTAGCACCATTTTTCATTTGCATTGCATTTAATACTCTCATACTATTTTTATCTATTTAATATTTTTAAACCCTGATCTTCTTATTTTAGAACCACCCAGTCTTCTATTACGCCCTATATTTTTAAATGGACTGCTATACTTTAATTTACTTATTTTTTCTGAATTAACCAAAGAATCACCCTCTGATTCACGTCTTTTAGAATACCCTCTATTTGATTGTTGGATTTTAGCAAATGCAACTAATGCACCAAATGTTACAAGCCTATCTACGTTTAATCCTGGATAATATGCCATCATTTCTTTTATAAGCATTTGATCAGGAATTCTTTCAACACCTAATGTTTGTGACATTACATCACCTTTTTCATCTGTCTCTTCGTCTATAACTTCTCTTAAAAATTCTATTGCATATGATATCAAATGACTTTTAAATAATGTACCTGTATTCTTCCAACCATATTCTTGATATACAGTTCTATTTGAACCAAGATCTTTTAAGAATAATATTTGTTGTTTTGGTACAAGATATCTTTGTTTCTTTCTTGCTATCATATGCTGAATAAAAAGAGATATATTATTCTCTACAATAGTCCAAGCATTATACCATTCAATGATCATTTCTAATCTCTCATGAGTCTTGTTTATATCATCAAATCTACCACACCATGCTGCTACTATTTTATCTCTCTCAATAAATTGTTCAACATCACCCGCACCCAAATCTCTTGTAACTTCTGTTGCATTTTTATAAATGTATATACTACATAAAGAATCTGATGTTGTAGTTTTACCTTCTGATACAGGGTCAATAGATCCATAGTAAGCACCAAACTGAGGATTATCTACAGGTCTTTCCCAAACAACAATACTTCCTGTTTTATCTTGTTGTTTTTTATTTACAGGAAATTCACTAATAGGTAACTTGCTTGTTCTTTTTGCAACTATACCTGTTTGATCTCTATCTAATTCTATTAACTCATAAGGATAACTTTTTTCTTCAATTTTTTTCAATTGCTTGCTAAGAATACCTTGTGGAAATATTGATTCTTTTCTGTATGCAAATGCCTCTGCAATATTTAATGGTTTCTGAGATATTCTTAATTGGTATTGTTCACCTGTTAATTCAGATTTCCAACGTGCTCTTTCTAAGTTTATTGCTTTAACAGCTTCTTCTATCTCTGAGTTACCGAATTTGTCAATATAAGGTGGCATAGACCACTGTTCAGGAATAAATAGGCCTGCCATACCAATGGTACCATCAGCGTCCATTAAATTTGTTTCTACGGCATATATATCATTTGCACCTGGATTTAAAATCATATCCTTTAAAGGATTACATTGTTCTAAATCACCCACTGAACCTGCCGCTATAAACATACCAGTAGTTACCATACCTGAAGACATAGCAGGACGAAGATACTCATAAGTCTGCATCATCTTTGGTGCTATACCTGCTTCTTCATGAAAAAAGTATGTACAAGGACCACCAACACCTGTTGTTGCATTTTTTTCAAAAGATGCACCTTGTATTTTAGATTTTAATCCTCTTGATGTTTTACGGTTGTTTATTTTAACTTCTATCTGTTGTTGCCATAACAAAACCTTTTCTGGATTACTGGGTCTATACCATGCAGTATGCTCATTTAAAAATGTTTTATATTCTTCAAGAAATTTCCAAGATCCTTTATCATTAATATAATCTTTTAATGATGCCCCTATCTTACATATTGATCCTTCTTCAAACCAATACTGGTTTATTATTTTACCCATATGAAAATATGAAGAAGCAATCTGTCTTTTTTTAAGTATAGCTGAATGTTGATTATTTAATTCTGCAATCAATTCATATAATGCCATGTGATATTGAGCATCTCTAACTTTAGCAAAACCATATTTTTTTTCTTCTTTGTCAAATATTGGTAAGAAGTTTAACCACATGTAATAATCTCTAGTTAAATACCAAGTTTTGTCTTTACTTTTATATATTACTCCTTGACGGCATTTATTCTTTTGATCTTCCCAATATGTTGTAAAATCTTTTGACCTAAAGGGTTTGTTACAATAATAACCTTCCTTAGTAAATTGTTTAGCCTGATCATTAAATGACCAAGCTACTGTATCAAATTCATACTTACCTGGTTCTTTAAATATACCCTCTAAAAAATCACGGAATTCATTATCCGAGGTAAACTCAGTTGTTGTCCACTTATTATTTTCATATGTAGGTATTACTCTACTCATATCTTATGATGGCAAATACATCACCAGCTTGAAGAAGTAAATGCTCTTCACCTTCATGTTTCATTGGAGTTGGCATAGCATGTTCTGCATACTGAACTTCATCACCTACATTAATTTCTTCAACTTCAGCACCTACACCAACTACTAATCCTTTAAATTCTTTTTTTTGGGCTATTTCAGGAATAATAATTCCTGATGCTGTTTTAGTCTCTGCTGCTTTTCTTTTTATCAGTAATCTTTTTCCTACTGGTATTACTACTTGTTTCTTCATTGTTGATTTTTTTTAAATTATTAATTGGTTCATCCCAATAACAAAAGATGTATTGGGTTTCTTTTTTAGAGTTGATCATAGGCTAGTCCTGCTCCACCACGTACTGAACTGTCTTGTTCTTGCCTCATATCTGTAAATGCACCTTTGTATGATTGACGTATTTGTTCAAACTTAGCTGCTGCATTTACCATAGAATTGATATTACCATCCCTTCCATGCTCAATAGCGGTTGTTTCCATATATTTTGCTAATCTATCTAACATAGATTTAATACCTACATATGCTCTATATGTTGGTGTTTCAAATAATTTTTTGCACATGTCAAGAGCATATCTAATAGGTGGATCTTCAGTAGATTCTTCTAGTTGAATCTCTTCTATTATTATATCTTCTTTTTCATGCTCAGGTAAATTAAAAAAAGGATTTAAATCAGGATTAGGACATGTCATATAAAATAAATATTTGTACACAGACATATGAGTATCCGGATATTCATCCATTATTTTTTTTAAGAATGGTAATGAATAACAATGCTCAGTTACTATTAATTCACTATTTTGTACATCAAATAATCTTACTATCATATTTTATTGATTTTCTTTAATCCACATCATTAAAGATGTTACTTCATCTTTTAAATATGGTAGTTCATAAATTTTTATCTCATCTAAAACTGGTTCTCCATTTACATGTTCATTTATTGGATAACCATTAGAATCTTCACCAACTTGTTTAAATTTTACATGTTGTATAGTAAGCTTTCCTATCTTAAGTTTAGGGTTGTGCTTTTTAATAATATACGCATAAATACTTAACTGTAAGTTATAGTGATTAAGATTACAATCATCTAAATGACTTATAGGCTTATACATTTTCTTAGTAATGCCTTCCCAATTAGTAAATCCTTTATCTTTTATTTCTTTATTAGTTTTATAATCATTGATGTTTATATAACCATTAACTACTTCAACCACATCTGCTTGACCACATAAACCAACTGATTTTAAATACACCAAATGTTCTGGATAAACACCATCTTCTAATTTTTGATTTGGTGCAATTTTAATTCCTTCTTCATCAGTAACTGGTTTAATGATGGGAACTTCCACACCATGTCTACCAATTGTTTCAAGATCTAGCATGTCAGCTTCTCTTTGATTATGATAAAAATTACCAAGCTTAATAGCTCTTTCTGTTTCACCGTCCCAAGCCGCTAATATTTCTTTAGGTGTCATCCCATACCATTTAGATCTTTTATTCTTTGATGACTTTTTAGCTTGCCCTTCCCTATCAAACTTAGGTTTAAATTTACCAATAAAGGATGTTACACCAGTCCATTTGATATTATCTTGATCAGTGCTTTCATATACATGCCCTTCTTCTATAAATTTTAGTGCCATAGTTATAGTGTTGTAGTAGTATACCACCAGCTATCTGCTGTATCAGTTTCTACTGTTGTTATAGTATCATTACAATAATAATTAATTGTCATTTTTATTTATTTGATTGTTAATTAAATCTTCTTGCTCTTCGCTTGTAAAAGCATCCCAATAGCCTTTTGGACATTCTGATGATAGTGATCTTACCTTAAAAGATAAACTACAACCACAATCTCCACAACAAGGCTGTGTACCAGGTGCAACACAAGATGTTCCTTTTGCATCAAACAAACTACAATTTATACAGATTTGAAATCTTTCTGTTGCTGCAGCTTCAACATGTTCTTTTTTAAACAGTGAATTTGCAATTCCATCAGCAATCTTATCTGCATTTTTAAATATATCTAAATATTTTTTCCATTTACTTTTCATTCCTAAACTTCTTTTTATTTAATATATCTTGCTCCATTTGTTTTAATGCATTCTCCATCATAGTTACATTTTTTTGGATCTCTTCACTTTTTGCAAAACCCACGTATGTACGTTTTGCCAAATTACCCAAAACACTTTTATTTTTTTTAATTGACTTTTCTAGTTTATTTTTTCTTAAATAAAATGTACCAAGCCCATCAACATTTATTCTGGGAAACTCTAAAGCTGATAACTTTTTTCTTAACTTACCATAATAAAAAGTTATAAAATCCTCAACTACTGATGGATGTACACCTACTTCATCAGCAATACCTTCTTTAAAATCTTTATGACTCTTTGGATTCACTACCTAAAATTTTATAATCAAGTAATACAAATCCATTTATCTGTACATTGAGATCATTATTAAGTGATATTGTTTTTTTATTATTTCCTTTTTTACTTAATAATTTCTTTTTTTCTGCTTTTGTTATAGCATTTCTAGCTGATTGAGGGCTTTTAAATATTCCCTTTTCAACTAGAGCTACACAAAATTTAGTTAACTCAATTCCAGAATTTTTTGACAGCTCAGCTAAAAATTTTAAATCTGAATTACTTATTAGTATATCATTAAAAAAACAATATGTAAGTATTTGATATTTTATTGATACATCTATATCAACTTGCATCTTCAAATCTACTTTATTAACTATTGCCATATCATAAACTCATTATCATATCAACTAAGTCAGGATGAGGATAACAATCCGTTTTTCCTTTTCTTACATTAGTATGTGTTAATAAACCTTTTACTTTACCTAGATATGCGTCTTCTTGAAAGCCAAAACCTTTTGTTGGTCCATACTTTTGAATGTATTGCTTTAAACCAATACGTATATCAATATTATCTCTTTCAGCAATAAATAATAACCACTTGTAAAGAGCTTTAAGTTGCTGTTCAGAATAATTATGCCAATAAGTTTTACCTCTAAAAGGTTCTGCTAATTGAATTACTTGTTCTGACTGGCATTTTGAGTTTACGTATGTTCTGTGATCATTATCTAAGTAACCCATAGAACATATTTCTATTCCTACAGAATGACGGTTCATCCACCCGGAACCAGTTTTACCTAAATGCCAACCTTGTGCACCTTCAGGAAAAGCTTGAACCATCACCCCATCATGTTCATCATTACCATTTCTGTGATCAATACCACCTAATACAAACTCTGTAGCAACTCTTCCTCTACTATCTCTTCCCCAATGATCAATACATCTATATGGGTTTGCATGACCTGCTGTATGATGTAAAAATACATACTCATTTTTAATAGGTCCTGTAATATATTCACCTTTTGGTAAATAATGTTTGTGTATTACTTGATCAAAATTAGTTTTAAAATACTGAAGTTGTATGTCTGTGTCTTCATCTATTTCTTCTATTACAACATTCTCTAAATTTAAAATTAGAGACCACATATTGTTATCTACCATTCCATTTACTGGCAGATTGTGTGCAAGTTGAAACCGTTCAACGTGTTTTTCTGTATTTGGTCCAAATATACCATCAGCATTGATACCAAGTTTTTGTTGAAGAGTTCTAACATCAGCACCAGTTGTGCCTTTTTTTAACAGTCTCATCTTATTCTGCTTTTACTGCTTCATTCATTGCCTCTTTAAAGGCCTCAGCTTCAGGTGTTGATGGTTGTTCAGCCTGTTTTTGTGCAGCATATTGTTGTGCCATAAACATTTGTGCTTGCATGCGCTCTGCTCTTGACTTCTCAATATCAGCAAGTAATGCCTCATATTCAGCTTGAACAGTTAAATGTGGAATATTATCCTTGTAAAATGCAGTGATTTCTTCTCTGCGTTGTGCTAACTCTTCCTTTGAAAGTTCAGGATTCTTATCAGATAGTTCTGAATTGGTTTTTAAATCTGCCATTTTAATAAATTTAAGTTAATAATGACAAATATATATAAAAAATGTTTAAATAAAAAAAGTTTATTATAATTTATTACGTTGAAGTATATTTATAAGTTCTTTTACGTCTCCTATATTGTTAAATTGTATATCTCCTTCAAGTATTTCAACCATCCATGACCCATCTTGTAGATTATCATGGCTATTAGAAATAAGTTCTATATTGCCAATTTTATATGCATAAAAATAAAAAGGTGTATCACCAGATTCTTCTGCTGTTACATTTACCTTTTTAAAACCTAACTTTTTAATACTTGACTCTGTCATATCTTACCACTTAACTTTGTGAGACCAATATCTTGCTGATAGCTTAGACGGTTTAGAATCTTGTGCATTATGCCTTGCATAGTATGACTTTTTTCTAGCTTTATCTTTAGCTGACTTAGGATTTTTACCTGCACCCTTTACACCTTGCTGACCAAAACGTATGGTCTTTACTTTATCTCCTACTTTAGCTACCACTACATGAGACTTAGTTTTATGATTTGGGGTACGCTTAGGTTTATTATAACCTGATACACCTGCTCTTGCTAATCTTGGATCTTTCTTCTTTGCCATAATTATTAATCAATTGCTGCTCCTTGTCTTAAAGTATCTCCTGAAGCCTTATATGTAAAACTTAAGGCAACTACAAAACTACCAGTAGACATTTCATTTGTTGTAATTTCATTTGATGGTGTAAGTGAATAATTTACAGAACGTATAAACTTAATTAGATGTGAATTAGCACCTGTTGTAACAGGTTTATCAATATATAATGCTGGAATAGCAGTTCCTGCA